GACGCGAAGAACGCAAAGTTACGGTCAAAGTTCGCGGCAACCGTCTTGTGTTCTCGGTCGCGAATGTGGATGTATGCGCTGGCTCGCGCATTCAAGTTGTAGGCTCGTCTTGCTTCTCGAATGCTGGAGAGGCAGGGCTTTCGATCAGCGCAAAAACAACGGTGCTAGGCAGTCGCAATCATGCGGGAGTGAGTCGCGCAGGTCTTTCTATTTCCAGCACATTCAACGTCATCGGATGCGAGGAAGAAAACGAACTTGAAGTTTATTTAATGGCGCAGGCGGCGATGACATTGATGGATGACTAATTGACATCCGCGCCTTCGCATGGATGTCATCGAAGGAGTTTCAATAATTTCAATCGGCGAAGCAAAAGGCCACGGTCTCTATGTTGACGAGACAACTTTGATGCAAGTCAAAGAGTGTGCGGAGTCCTACAAGGGCGGCGTCAAAGTCAATCTCGACCACGGTGCAGGCATCAAAGACATCGTCGGATTCGTTAACAATTTCCGCATCGTCGGGAAACAACTCTTGGGCGATCTCAACCTTCTTCAAACATCGCCAATGCATGATTACGTCTTGGAGATTTCCAGCAAACTCCCCGACACGTTCGGGATCAGCATCGCTTTCAGCGGCCCGATTCGCGAAGTAGAGGGACTCGCCTTCGCAAGTTGCACCGAGCTTTACAGCGCCGATCTCGTGCAAACACCAGCCGCAAACGCGACCGGCTTGTTCTCATTCACGGCAAAGCAAGTTGACAAATTTTTCAAAGAAATGGAAGACGCAACAATTGAAATCGAACCAAAGGAGGACGAGGTCAGCATCGCCGACATCGTTTCTCGTCTCGCAGCTCTCGAAACCGCATTCGGCGACTACAAGAGCAAAATGGAAATGCCAGCCGAAGAGCCAGCCGCCGAAATGAAAGAAGAGATGGCCGCTGAACTCAGCGTCATTTCCAAGCTTGAAGCAAAACTCGACTCGATCATCTCGAACTTCGGAGCCGCTCCAGTAAAGGCTTCGGTAGTCGCTGAAGAGAAAGCGGTCGAAAAATTCGACCTCAAAGCAGTCATCACCCAGAAAACCGAGGAACTCGGCAGCCGCACCGAAGCGATCCGATTTGCAATGCGTAACCACCGCGAAGCCTACATCGAGGCCCGCGACAACAACGAACTCAACTTTTAATCAAAACTAATTTATGGCAACACAAAACGACCTAGGAATCCGGAGTTTTAACTTCGCTTCCGCTATCAGCGCCAACACTCTCGTGAGCGTGTCAGGCGACAACGCTGCGCAAGCAGCATCAACCGGAGCCGCAGCAATCGGAGTTGTCCAAGACGACACCGCCGCCGCTGATCAAGGCGCCGTAAAAATGTTTTTCCCATCGCAGTTCGGCATCGTAGCCGCCGCCGGTATCGTTACCGCAGGCAGCTCTGTTTTTGCTGTTACCAACGGCACGATCGTTGGAACGCTTGCAGCAAGCGCCGCAACTCTCGGAGTCGCGATCAACAGCGGCGTCGCTGGTGACATCGTGGAATACGTTCCTAAATTCAACCAATAACTAATCACCCACTATGGCACTCTCATACACAACCATCCGCGCTGATATTGCGCAGGCCGTTTTTGAAGGTCTTTCCAACAAAAACAATTTGTTCATCGGCACAGAAGTCATGCCCGTGTTCTCCTCAGACGTTCGCTCCGGCGCATATCTGAAGTTGAACCTCGGCGACTCCGAAGCTCTTAACGATGACGCTCTCAAAATCGCCGCCGGTGCTGGATATCCCCGCACAAGCCGCCGTTTCACAAGCGACTCGTTCGACGCTATCGAATACGGTCTTGAGGAGGTTCTTCCTGATTCCAACCGCCGCGATCTCGATAGATTTTTCGACACCGAAGTGAACATCGCCGCGATGTTGCTCCGCCAAATCCAAGTCAGCCACGAGGCTCGTGTTGCTTCCGCAGCATTCGCCGCTAACGGTCTGACAGCGATCAGCGCATCGGCAGCATACACCGACGCGAATATCACCAGCTTCGACGTTCCCGGTGACGTGGCTCAAGCCAAGCTCGAACTCGCCAAATACGGCGTTCTTGCTAACACCTTGATCATGTCCATGCCAGTATTCGAGCGCATCCGCCGCTCCGCTAAAGTGCAGAATCAATTCTTCGGCATTGTTCCTTCCGACCAGAGCCGTCTTCTCAGCGAGGGCGAAGTCGCCGCCGCTGTCGGAGTTGACCGCGTTCTCGTTGGCCGCGCACCTAAAAACACAGCCAAAAAAGGCCAAGTGTATTCCGGTGGGTTCATCTGGAGCAACACCTACATGGCACTCGCCAACACGGTTGGTGGTGACTTCTCAGGTGGTGGATTCGGTCGCACGATCGTTTGGGCCGCAGACAGCCCCGTGCCTTTCGTTTCCGAAACCTATCGTGACGAAGCCCGCCGCGCCGACGTTCTCCGCGTTCGCCAAAACAGCGCCGAGAAAGTCATCGACGGATCGAGCATCATCCGCATCACAACCGGATACGTGTAAAATTCCCCGCAAGTAGCATCGGAAAAGCCACCTCGAAAGGGGTGGCTTTTTTGTTTTTGTTGACATATACTGCAAGAGTAAACATGAAACAAAAACAGAAGCTGGTCGCAGGCTTAATTTGCGGCAACGAAGAACCGCGCATCGCTCGATGCGTTAAGTCACTCAAACAAATCTGTGATGAGATTGTTGTCGTCCGCGCAATCGGAGCACTCAAGCCGGATCGCACTCTCGAAATTGCAAAGGAACTCGGTTGCCACGTTGACGAATATCTCAACTCTCCGCTGGTCGCAGACTGGGAGCATCTCGACAACTTCGGCGAGGCTAGAAACAAAGCATTCGCCAAGGCTTACGAACTCGCAGGGAAAGACGGCTGGGTCATGTGGGCAGATTGTGATGACATTATTGAACCGCACATGGTCGCGCCTACATTGGCCGCACTTGAAGAATGCCCACCAGAGCAGGATTGGATTCTTACCGATTATGTAATTCCAGAACAAGGTAAACGAGCACCGAGGGAGCGATTCTTTCGTTACCATACGGCATGGTGGCATCGTCCGGTTCACGAAAACGCGCAACCTACGAAGGACGTGCAGGTATATATGCGGCGTGATCTTGAAATCATACACCAACCGCCTCTAGGTCATCGCAACAGCAGCGAACGGAATCGCCGGATCTTGATGCACCAAGACCGCATGACTTCTCACTTCAAATTTTATTTGCACTACGAGAATTTCATTGCAGGCAACAAGGAACTCGCCGCGAAATACGGATCGGAAGCACTCGCGTTGACCGATCTGGACGGCGTCAACCGCTACGAGATTCTTTTAAATTGCGCCAACATTACGAGCGGGGAAACATCGCTCAACCTAGCACGCAAGGCCAAGGCACTTGAGCCAAAACGCCGCGAAGCCTACGGGCTTGAGGCCAGCATCCTGCTTGATGATAAAAAATACCAAGATGCGTTGAAAGTGGTGGAAGAAATGCTCGAAGTGCCTACGCCGAAATTTCCACAATGGACGCACCGAAAGGAATGGTATGGATGGAAGGGCGATCAACTCTACGCATGGACGCTCCGCCTTCTCGGACGCAACGAAGACGCCGAAGAGATCGAGCGCGAGACGTTGGCAGGATCAACCAAGCCTAAAATCTCGCTAGTCCATGCAACGCGTGGAAGGCCCGTGGAGGCCGTGCAATGCATGACGCTGTGGCTTTCCCGCGCAACTCACCCAGAACGCGTTGAGCATATCTTTGCGGTCGATCACGACGACGACAAGGCAGACGTTCTGAAACGCTTTCGATCCGTGACGCAAAAAGAGGGTGGTTTTTCCGTCGGAGCTTGGAATCTCGGAGCCGCGCAAGCGACTGGAGATATTATCATTCAGTTATCTGACGACTGGGAGTGCCCGCCTGGGTGGGATGAGATGATTGCAGAGCGTCTCGACATTTCAAAACCACAAGTTTTGCGTATTTCAGACGGATATAGAAAAGACGATTTACTTTGCATGGCGATCTTAACGTGTAAATATTTTCAAGAAAATGGACTATTTAACCCGCGATTCAGAAACGTGTATTCCGACACAGACTTCACCTTTCGTGCCGCGAAAAATGGGGCGATTGTTGATGCTCGCGATATTAGCATCGTTCATCATCACCCGTTTTTTGAGGAGCGTCCGCTCGATGCTACATACGAGCGCGGAAACGATCCGGCAGAGTATGAAAGGGCAAAGGCAATCTTTGACGAACTCCACCCGAAATGAATAAAGACGTCACATTGATCGTTTTTGAAGGCGTAAAGGCAAGGCACGAACAAAGCGAAAAGCTGTTCAACCACCTTTGCGGACTAGGTGGATTCGGAGACGCCGTTTATATCGCAGAAGACTGCACCTATCAACAAGCGATGCATTGGGAACTGGGGCGATTTGCCGACTATATCGACACTTCTCACGCGCTCATTTGCACTCATGACGGCTTCATTGCAAATCCGCACTTGTGGCAGGATTCATGGCTCGAATATGACATGATCGGCGCGCCTTGGCCTGCGTTCTGGAACGTAGGGCATCGCGTCGGCAATACCGGTTTCACGCTCCAGAGTCAGAAATTCCTACAAATGGCAGCAAAGGCCGAGGCACTCTGGAAAGGAGAGGCTGGCGATGTCTTCCTTTGCCGAACAATGGAGCAAGGATTTCGCGATAACGGCATCAAATACGCTCCTGTAAACGTCGCAGCTGCGTTCTCTTGGGAGCATTACACCGAAGAAAATACGGCGGGGCCGGATCGCTCATTCGGATTCCACGGGTGGGTCGCAGGGAAATCAGCGGAACAATATTACGCGTTTTGAACATCCTAATTGTTTATCACTTGCGGCTCGGAGACATCGCACGTTGCTTACCGATAGCGAAGCACTTTGCGGATCGAGGACATAACGTCACCTTTGAATGCATGGCAGAGTATCACGGCCTTTTCGCGATGGTCGATTACTGCCGGCCAATCTATCCACAAAACGACCACAGCGGATTCGACCGCATCATAAACCTTCAAATATGGCCGGACTTGCACGAAGACTTTTGTGCGAGTCCGCTAGGTTGGAGTGATTACGTTTACGGACTATTTCCCGAAGGCAAAGATATCGACCGCCAGATTGTTCTCAACTCTCCCGCGATAGTGACGCCGCCCGAACTTAGGTCATGGGTTCTTTGTTTTCCGACCGGATACTCGCAAGATAAAAAGATCGACCCGCGAGATGTTATTGCAGCCGCGCACCAAGTCGCAAACGGGAGGCCCGTTCTTTGCGCTGGGAAGGCCGCTCACGGCATGGCTGAATTTGAAAGCATAGAATATATGTGCGCTTACATTCGAGACGCTAACGAGGTTGTGACAATCAACACATCGACCAGTATCCTTGCATCCGCGCTCCGCAAAAGTTGGGTTCACATTTCCGATAGTCCGAAGCACGATTTCACGCACCCGAACCAGAGACGTGTAGAGCGCAAGTTTTGACGCATTACCCACTTTGTGGGAATGCTCGACATATTTACAAACGATCTAGCTGCGATGTTGGATGATCTGCCGCTCGCGGTCACTTTCGGCGAGCGTAATTTTCTCGCGAACAGAACAACATACCGGCGCGACAACAGCCTAGCCGACGGCGGATTCATGGACTCCGCATCAATGACGATCACGGCGGTCTACGACGCATTCGTGCAGACCATTTCTCTCGGTGACGTGCTTGTCATCGGGGGCCGTCGCTTTCGCGTTACGTCAGCCGAGCTTTCCCAAGACGCCGTCAGTGTCGATTTCAGCCTTGAGGACATTAACAAATGAGCATTTTCTTTCCAGAGGACGAGGGCCGCGAAGTTCCGAATGTCGATAATCAACCCATTCTTCGCACCGAAATCATTGCAGGCGCAGCGGGGCCGACCGGATCGCAGGGGCCAGTTGGGCCAGTTGGCGTTGGGGTTGTTACAGGCGGCTTCACAGGGCAAGTGCTAGCGAAGAAAAGCAACGCGAACTATGACACGGAGTGGGTGACAGGCGGCGGCGGTGGATCAGCGATCTGGGGCGGCATCGCGGGAACGCTCTCAAACCAAACCGATCTGCAAACGGTTCTCGATTCAAAAGCTCCATCGTCCGGCATTTCACCAAGCGCGATTTCTGGAACGGCAGTCATCACGACCGATTCACGCTTAAGCGATTCGCGCACTCCTACAGGCGCAGCGTCGGGTGATCTTGGCGGGACATATCCAGCTCCAAGCGTTGTTAAGTTGCAAGGATTCTCGGTTGCAACGGCAGCTCCGATTACGGGTCAATCTTTGGGTTGGACTGGTTCGGAGTGGAGCGCAGTCACTCCGCTTTCAGTTGTATCTTGGGGGGCGATAACTGGAACGCTATCGAATCAGACCGATCTGCAAAGTGCGCTTGATGCAAAGGCTCTTAAAATCACGGCGATCACGGCAGGCACAGGACTGACAGGCGGCGGCGATCTTTCCGCTTCACGCACGATCTCGATGCTTGCAGACGTTCCTGCGGACTCGCTTAATTTCAACACGGCTGCAACCGAAACTAATGCCATCGGCAAGATGTTCTGGAACTCGACCGAAGGCGCACCACAAGTCGGGCTTGCAGGCGGCAACGTGCAGCTTCAAATGGGATCAATGCTTGTGGCCTACGTTCGCAATGCCGAGGCGACAACGCTAAACAAGGGCGAGGTTGTTTATTTATTCGGAGCAACAGGCAACCGCGCAAGCGTCAAGCGGGCATCAAACGTAGCAGATTCCAGCTCGTCCAAAACTATCGGCCTTGTTGCCGAGTCTATCGGCGCAAACCAAAACGGATTCATAATTACGCAAGGCGTTCTCGACGGGCTTTCGTTAGGTTCTCCGTATGTGGAAGGAGATTCCATTTATCTCGACACAACCCCAGGCGCATTCACGCGAGTAAAACCGACGCAGCCCGACCACATTGTTTTCATCGGAGTTGTGGAACGTGCGAATGCTGGCAACGGCCAGCTTTACATCAGACCGCAAAACGGATTTGAGCTTGACGAGTTGCACGACGTTCTTATCACTTCGCCAGCGAACAACCAAACGATCCTTTGGAACTCGGCCACCACTCTTTGGGTAAATTCTACGCTCACCATCGGAACTATTAGCGGACTCTCTACCGACTTGGCTACAAGAGTGGCATCAGTTACCAGCGGCATCACCGGATCAACGCAGATAACGAACATGATGCAGATCACGTCTGCTGGATATAGCGCGATCACTTCGCCAGCCGCGAACACGCTTTATATTGTTGTAGGATGATTTTAACAAATTCCACCGCAGCGAGAGTGCAAGGGTCTACCGTGACAGGCATCATCAGCGTCTCGTCAACATTTTTGCAATTCATGCAATATGCCGCCTTGACCGTTTCAAGCGCGATTTCTGGAACTATCGGGCTTGTAAAAAATGGCGCGGCACAACTCACGCTTTCCGGAACTTGCACCTACACAGGAGCAACGCAAATCAATGCGGGAACGCTTGCTGTTACAGGCGCATCAACTCTCAACGGAGTTATAAGTGGATCGGGATCATTGACAAAAACTGGAACGGCAGTTTTAACAATAGGTGGCAACAATACTTACTCTGGAGGAACATCATTTGTTTCGGGAGGGTTAGCTGGACTGATAGAATACAGCTCAAACAATGCTTTTGGAACGGGACTCTTTACTCTCTCTAACGCAGCAGGACGAATTGATACGGGGGGTAATGTAACCCTGTCTAACAACTTTCAATTAAACACTTCACTTCAGTATCGCACCATTGGAGCCAACACAATAACTGTTACGGGTAATATTGCAGGGACTGGAAATGTCAGTAAAACAGGAAATGGAATTCTCATTCTGTCTGGAACATTAACCTACACAGGGCAAACAATTATTAC